AGGAAGAGAAAGAGAATAATGTTATACAAGTTATACCATTAGCATTTATGAGAGGTATTACTCTTTCCAATAAATTCGTTATACTCGATGAAGCACAGAATGCTACACCTGAACAAATCAAGATGTTCGTGACAAGAATCGGTGAGAATAGTAAATACATTATCACAGGTGACTTAGAACAATCTGATATTCAGAAACACAAAAGTGGATTAGAAGATGCTATAAAAAGATTCGCTGGTATTCATGGTGTAGGTTTAGCACAGTTTAAAGAAAAAGATGTAGTGAGACATTCATTGGTTAGACGACTACTAAAAAGATACAAAGATAGTTTTCAAATTATGGATGAAGTATCAGCTGAAAAAACCATATCAATGTGGATTCACGAGAATGGATTGGATAGTCCTAACGATGGTTCAGTTGATGATACTTTTTATCAATTAAAAAAATAAAAAGCTTGACTTATATAGTATAAAGGTTGTATATTAAATAATAATATATAGGGGAATCTTTATGATTAAAACATCTTATGCAACATTTATATCTGCAATATGTATGATATTCATTACTTGGTTTTTTTCTAAATCAATGGAAAATACTTGGGCAGAAAATAAAATGTTAAAAGAAAAAATTAGTGAATTGGAAACAAGATACACTAATAAAATATCGTATAAGGTTACAGTAACTACATACAATCCAACAATACATCAATGTGATGATACACCTCACATAACAGCAGACGGGACACATTTCAAAACTTGGAAAGCAACTGAATATAGATATGTTGCACTTTCAAGAGATTTACTTTCTCGCTGGGGAGGGCCTTTTAATTACGGAGATTATATCGTAATCGAAGGAACTGGTGATAGGGATGGTGTATATCAGGTTAGAGATACAATGAACCCTAAATGGACAAATAGAGTCGATATTTTGACTACTAACAGTAGATTCAAATATGATAATGTTGTAATGTATAAATATATAGATGAAATAATAGTAGATAATAGCTAAATGAAAAAGATAATAAATAAACTAAATAAATGGTTAATTGATATTACTGAAGTATTAAAAAATGTTTTAGTATTTGCAGTAATATGTGGGTTGTTATTTAATGACCCTTTTGGTATAATAAATACCATAAGTAATTTAATAAGTAATGTTGATGAAAGAGGACTAGCAGGTTTTATTTCATTAGCAATAATAGTTCTAATATATAGGAGATAGTATGAAATGTATGATGAGTTCGGATGGTACTCATATTGTGAGAGTATCAGATGATGAAGCGTCAGGGTTATATCACAATGAAAATTATAGTTATGTTGCGAAATCAGTTTGGAAAGAAAAAGTTCGTGATATAGAAAAACCAAAAGAAGAACCTACCAATAAGAAATCCAATAAGATGTCAAAAGCCCAAAAAAGACATTTGAGGAAATCTAAATAATGAAATCACATTATATTTTAATAACAATATTAATATTTTTTGTAAATAATATATTAATATGGTATCAACTTAACGGACAACTTGTTTGGGATTTTTGGAAATCTTGGAAAGGTATTACAGTTACATTATTAATGGCTCTTCCAATTACAGCTTTATTTTGGTGGGCTACAAAATTAGGTTATCAAGGATTCGGTAATTTATGGGCTGTTCGTCTTATGGGATTCGCCACAAGCATGATTTCATTTCCAATTATGACTTGGTTATATCTTGGAGAAATATTAACTTTAAAAACAATAATTTCAATTGTGTTAGCTATTGCTATAATGTTATTGCAGCTTATATAGGCGCGCAAAGCGCAGCGCAATTGATCAATATAAAGAAAACACTTGACTTATATGCAAATTTATTATTATATTAAACTATGTTAAATAACTTTTTTGAAGTAACAGACGATTTTAATTTTGAAACAGAGAAAAAAAACTTTGTTAAAAATCTTGATATGCTGAAATCATTATCAGTTCAAGAATCTACTTTATATAAAAAATGGCAAGAGTTTAATAAAGATGTTTATAAGATGAGAACCAAAGCTCATAAGTTTGATATAATCAAATCTAAACTTTGGAAACCAACTGATATAATGAATTATGATTTAACAGTAAAAGAGATTCAGGCCATTGAACCTATTGTAGAATTTACAAAAGATGCTGAGACTTGGACTATCGTTAGAAAGTTAATTCATACAATGGATTGGAATGCTAATCCGGGTAGAAACCAAAAGTACTTTGTTAAAGATAAAGTAACTGGAAAGATACTTGGATTGATTTCATTAGGTTCAGATGTAACAACAATTAAAGTTAGAGATGATTATATTAAATGGACAAAAGATAATAAGTTTGTCGACCACAAACTAAATAATACAGCTATAGCTTCTACAATAGTTTGTGTTCAACCACTTGGATTCAATATGTTGGGTGGTAAACTAATCGCAGCTCTTACCACTTGTTCAGATGTTAGAAACCAATGGAAGAAAGATTATGATGATACATTAGTTGGTGTTACCACAACATCTCTTTATGGGGCTCATTCTCAATACAATGGAATTCCACATTGGAAAACACTTGGTGAATCTGCTGGTAAGATTATGATTAAACCTGATGATTCAGTTTATTTAGTTTGGAACAAATGGTTAAAGGAAAATCATCCAGAGGAACATCATAAAGCTGTTACAACAACAGGCCCTAAACAAAATGTTATCAATAGGGTGTTCAAACATTTAGGAATCAAAGGTAAAGATTATGAACACGGATTCAAACGAGGTGTGTTTTTTGCTAATATGTATGAGAATGGTTTAGAGTATTTAAGAAATGAAATTGATGATAGTGATTTAGTAATGAAACAAAAATATGTTTTGGATTATGATAGAATTAATTCTTGGTGGAAACCAAAAGCTATCAGAAGATACACAACATTATTTAATGATAATAGAATTAAACCTGAGACATTATTTTATGGGGATGTAGTTGGAATGACTTGGGAAGAATGTAAAAATAAATATTTAGGAGAAGTCGGAAGATGATGGATGAATATAAAGAATATAAAGTAGCTCAACTTAGTAATGTAGTAAAAGTATCTAATTTAGAACCACCTGAATGGTATAATATAAAAAAGGGTGGACATAATTACAGATTTGTTAATTTAACCAATTTAAAATTTAATGAATCAGTAACAAATGAATCTGATTTAAAAAAAGTATATTACTATGGATTAGGGGCAAAAGGTAAATTGGGTTATAAAGATGGTAGTTATTATAATTCTTGTAAAGACAAGGAATTTTTAGATGCGAGGCAAGATGATAATGTGGAATGGAAATTTGAGATTACAGATTTTTTTGATTTATATGAAGATGCTGAATACCAAGAATCTTATTATTTAATGACTGAGCAATGTACTCAATCACCACTATACTATAATGGTAATAATGGATTTAAAAAAATTGTAAAGCTACAAGTTAACAGTAATGAAATTTTAAGGTTAAAGAAAGATGTTGATGAAGCTATAAATTATTTTATGTCTTTACCACCCAAAGAAAGAGAAGGTGTCTATAATGGATTTGAATATAAAGTATACTCTATGACGGACATAGATGAGTTTATTCCATATCAGTTACCTGATAGACAAGAAGATACTACTGTAATTGATAGTATTACCCACGATGTAAGTCAAGTAGATGGTAATACAAATGGTGTAGAACCAATAATTATTATGAATTTAAAAACTAATATTTTAAAAGATGATAAAGGTAGTTTTTTAGAAGGAATACTTAATCCTGCGGGTAATCATAGAAAGAAAGGTTGTGTTGCTGGTGGTGCTATAAAAATGGGTACTTTAAAAATACCAGATTTTAGAATAGATGGATTTACTGCAGTAGACATACAGGCTTATGCTATGGCTGATAATCCATTACCAGATAAACCAACGAATCCTACTGGAGATGATGAGTTTGTTAATTACATATTACAAATGCATTCACAGAAAAAATTACCTATCAATCATATAGAGATAGATAATATGTTAGAGGGTTGTGGTATAAAAAAACAATCTAAAAGAGATAAACTTAAAAAATTAGCTCGTGAAAAGAAAACACATAATTCAAATAATACCACCCCAATAAAATGGAACTCTAAGGGTTGGAGTACACAAGGTTCTCGTGTAACTGATTATTTCAAGAGTGATACTTCAGATGCGTGTATATGTTCTGTTGAAACATTTAATATAGAACAATTTATAAACAGTAGAATTAAGTATGCAAGTGATGGTAAAGTCTTAAAAAAGTTTTATTATATAATGCATGGAAAACACGATATAGCTTGGGATAGCTGGGACCACTCAGCTAATGGTAGAGAAAACGCTGATAAATTAATTAGTGGATGTAGAACAGATAATATAGAAAAAGATAAGGATGGAAATAAAAAACAAATAGAAATTATTTTCAAAAGATTACCAAAAAAACATGCTAGTATTGGTGTTAGTGATAAAAACTTTTGGAAATCACAAATTGGTAAAAGATGGTTGAAAGATGAAGGTATCAAATTAGGAGAAAAAAAATAATGAGTATATACCAATTTACAGATTCGAATGATAGTAATAAAAAATATAAATATAAGGTATTGGTATATCCTAATATAACTTTTCAAAAAGATTTGGAAAAAGATTCTTATGTTGTTGTTCTTTGTAATATAATAAAAGAAATGAATAAAATAAGAGATGATATTCATTGGACAATATTTTCACCACAACATATAACAAGTTTAGATTTTGAAAATACGAAACAATTAATATTACCATTACCTACTTATCCAAATGCGATGAGATTACATTTCGACCAAAAAAGAATAATCAAAGCATTAGATTTTAGAAATAATGATTATGATATTGTTTATTCCCATTTACCAGAACATACATTACAACTTAAAAATGTTTTTTTAAATGAAACTAATATAGAGCCAAAGTTTATTGGATATACACATTGGACTGAGTTTCCTGAAATAACAAATTATGCAGCTACAGTTATGGATATAAATTTTCTTGGTTTACTCTCAATGGATAAGTGTGGGATAAATACACAAGGACAAAAAAATCTAATCTTAAAAAATGCTAAAACTCATTTTAATGATGATGTTGTAAATAGATTAGATGAAATACTTGAACCACAATATCTTGGTTGGGAAATTCCAAAATATGAAAAACAAACAACAGATAAAAAAATAATTGTATTTAATCACCGTCCACATACTTATAAAAATTATCCATGGTTTTTACAACAAATGGATAAACTTTGGGAAAAAAGACAAGACTTTGAAGTTTGGGTACCGTTAGCAGAAAGTGTTGATAGGGAATATATAACAAATGATAAGTACGATAGAATTGGTTATTTTTCTAAACTATCCTCTTGTTATTTGGGTGTGTGTGCGAAACAAAAATATAGTGGTTGGGCAGTATCTGCTACAGATGGTATGAGTGTTGGTGTACCTTATTTATTTTCTGATGATGATTATTATCACGAGTTAGCTGGTGATGATGGTGTTTATTATCAAAATGACGGTTTGGTAGATTTGATTGATGAGTTTTTGGATGATGATAATATGAGAGATACTTGGTCACAAAAAGCACTTAATAGATTTAAAAAGGGTAAATGGGAAAATGCAATTAAGCAATTTAATAATATGTTTAATGAAACAATTGACAATCTACCAACTTTAAAAAGTGATACGGATACATATAAAAAAGTTGTAGACTTTATTCATAAAAAAAGTTCTGTATCTAAAGCTGACATTCTTAACTTTCTAAATTGGGGTGTAAGAATATCATTTAGTGGATATAGAAATAGATTAAGAAAAGAACCAACAATTGAATTTACAAAAAATAGGTATGAGGTAAAATGAAAAAACTAACAGCAGAACAAATACAAGAAAATTGGGAAGAGTTAATCGCTATCATCAATAAATATATTGGTGATGATAGAAAAGAAAATCTCTTAAAAATGTATGATGACTTTAAAGATAGAATGATGTTTGCACCAGCTAGTGCTAAGGCAGCATTCCACAACGCGATGCCAGGTGGATATGTTGAACACATTCTACACATCATAGAAAACTCTTTACAACTAAAACAAGTATGGGCAAACAATGGAGCTCATATAAACTTTACAGACGAGGAGTTAGTGTTTGCAGCTATGCATCACGACTTAGGTAAGGTTGGCGATTTAGAACACGACTATTATGTTCCACAAGATTCAGATTGGCACAGAAAGAATCGTGGTGAAATTTATAAACATAATCCACAACTTCAGTATATGAAAGTACCTGATAGAGGATTGTGGTTACTTCAACACTATGGTGTTAAGGTAACAGATAAAGAATATTTAGGAATTAAATTAACAGATGGATTATACGATGAAGCAAATAAATCTTATTTGATGTCTTATAATCCTGATTACAATCTTCGTTCTAATATGGCCTACATATTACATCAAGCTGATATGATGGCTACACACATTGAGTTTGACCAATGGAATAGAAATGATGAAGAGTCTGTTAATACAAAAGTTCCAAAAACAAAAGACGAACAAAAACAAGTAGATAATCTCAAAGCTAAATTTGATGAGTTGTTTACTTAGGAGATAAATATGTGGTGGATATTTTTTATATTATTCTTTTTAATTAGTGTAATATCATCTACACTTTTATTCTTTGCATTAAGAAGAATAAATCAGTACGAAAACTTAATAACACAATTTCAACAAATAATAATATTTGCAACCGAAAAAATGAAACAGGTTGATTCAAGGGGGCATTATGAATCAGATGATGAAACAGCTTTCTTTTTTAATCAACTAAAAGAACTTCAATTATTATTAGATGGTATATTTGAACTTGAACAAACACAGGAGAAAGTTGATGGCAGCAAAAAAGAGAGGTAGACCTAAGAGTAAAAAAAGAATGTATTTTGATGAAGAGGTTCAAGGTGCTATAATAGAATATAATTTAAGTGATGATTATGATTTTAGAAATAGAATATATCAAAGAAAAATACATCAAGCTTTTGATAAGTTGGCTGAAAATATAATCAATACATTTAAGTTTACTTATTTTGATATGCCTTTTGAAGATGTTAAACACGAGGTTGTAGCGTTTATGGTAATGAACATTCATAAATACGACCATACAAAAGGTTCAAAGGCATTCAGTTACTTTTCAATTGTTGCTAAAAATTATTTGATTCTTCACAATAATGCTAACTATAAAAAACTAAAAACTCATAGTGATTCTAGTATATTGAATGGTAGATTACACATCGATGAAGAGAAAAAATATGATGATTTTATAATGGAAATTATATCTTACTTTGAGAAAAATATTCCTAATATTTTTAAAAAACAGAGAGATTTAGATATAGCTAATTCAATATTAGAATTATTTAAAAGAAGAGAAGAGATAGAAAACTTTAATAAGAAAGCTCTCTATATCTTAATTAGAGAAATGACAGATGTGGAAACATCAAGTATAACTTCAGTAGTTAATGTTTTTAAGAAACATTATATGAGTATAGCCAACGAATATTACTCATCAGGTGCTGTAGGTACGAAAAAAATAAATAAATTTTTCTAATCATAACCAATAGATACATTTTAAAACCCACTTTTAAAATAAAGTGGGTTTTTTATTTTATTTAATTTCTTACAAATTTAATATTTATATATGAATAAATACATTCAAAAGGAAATTGTATGGCAGATAAAAATGAAATATTCGAGGGTAAAACCTTTCAAGACTTAACAAAAGACATTTACGAAAACACTACAAAGCGTAAAACTCAAATCGATTTGTTAATATCGGAAATACACGGATTTATAACAACTATAGATGATGTGGTTATGGTTGCACCTATAATAAAAGAATATATGGATACAGCAGTCAAAAATGATGAACATCTTGTTAAACTTGCTGGTGTATTACAAAGAATTATGAGTAAATCAAAGGGTGCTGATGATGAGAGTATGTTATTGTCAGATGCTGAAAAAGAAGAATTAATGGGAACACTTCAAGATACAGTTAATGATTTAGAACAAGAACAAAGCAGACTTGAAGGTATAAAAAATAAAACAATAGACTTGGGGAATTAAATGGGTTCAACATTTGTAGATTATTCAAATAAAAAATCCGGTAATGGAGTGTTTGGTGGGGGTGAAACATCATCTACTATATATTTACAATTCGTACCAGGTATTACGGTATCAGTAGTTACCTCAGTGGATCATGATGATTACAATAATGATAATCGTATCATAAATACTATTGTTGCTAAACCACATGTATCTAATAAGACAGTCAGTAATGAACATCAAAACAGTAGTGGTAATAGGTATATACCAATGTTTAGGGGTATGGTAGATGTTCCTGCAGTTGGAGATCCAGTATTATTGTGTACAATTGGTAATATAAATTATTATTTAGGTCCTTTAAATACCGAAAATAATCCAAATTTTAATAATGATTATTTATTTAAAACTGCAAATGCAGCACTTGGAAATTTGTTCGGATCTTCAGATGGTCCATCATCGAAAAATTTTATAAAGAATGGTCAAGTAAGATTACAAAAACCAAACTCTATTTTAGATGCATTTATAGGTTCTAATGGTGGACTACACCCACCACCAGCTGTGAATGAAACACATGGCGATATGATATTTGAAGGGAGACACGGAAATAGTATAAGGATAGGGAGTAGAACTGATAAGCCATATATTTATTTTTCTAATGGAAGGACTTCTGCTAGTCCAGTAGAAAGTTTAGGCGATGGTTCTTTAATATCTATGACAAGTTTTGGAGCATTAAATCAACATTTTCCACAATTTAAAAATAGATTAGAAGGTGATAGTGATACTATTAGGTCACAACGAGGATTTTTATATGGGAGTGATATACCAGTCAATCAAAATGAAAGAGTTAGAACTATGACTTCAATGATTGATTTGTTAGAAACACCCCCTAGTAGTAATACAGCTAATACAAATTTCAATCCATCTTATGGTTGGATGTCGAGTCAAATATTAATAACATCTGGTAGAGTTACTATCAATTCGGATAGTAGTAATGTACACATTTCTTCTAATAAGAATTTATATTTTGGAGCTGGGGAAAATCTAGCCATATCGACAAACAAAGATTTATTAGTAGAATCAAGAAATATTTTTTTAGGAAGAAAGGCATATGAATTATTTAATGAAAGTGATGATAAGAAGAAAAGAGAAAATCCACCCGAACCATTAATATTGGGTGAAAAATTAGCTAATTTATTAAATGATTTAATTGATATTTTATCAACAATGCATTTCTTAAATCCAGTTGGTACACCAACACCTATGTTTGATGGTCAAATGGTGCCTACTGCTGATGCTCCTAACCCTGCACTAAAACGAAAAAGTTTTTCAGATATTAAAGATGCAATAGAATCAATTAAAAGTTATTATCATTTTATAGAACCAAATAATGAAATTAATAAAGAAATAGAAATAGCTAAAGAACAATAGTAGAGAGGTTAATATGAAAAAGAAAAAAACAAATATAAAAACTATAATCAGACAAATGGTTAGAGAAGAAGTTGCGATGGCAATTGGTGAAGTAGTAAATGAATTGAAACAACCAACACAACAAGTTTCTCAACCAATTAAACCTGTTAAGAAAAAATCATTTTCAAAAAATTCTGTATTGAATGATATATTAAATGAAACAGCTATGGGTGATGAATGGAAAACATTAGGTGGTGGTAAATTAGATTCATCACAAATGAATAATGTTATTAGTCAAAATTATGGTGACATGATGAATAGTAATCCTAATGCACCTGTTACTGTTGATGGTCAAACACCAGATTTCTTAAAAAAAGATTATAGGGCTTTAATGAAAGCTGTAGATAAAAAACAAGGAAGATAATTAAATGGCTACTAAATATAAATTTGTAGGAAGAACATTGGCAGAAATGAATCGTCAAAGAGGATTGGTAGCTGATTTAATAAAAGCTAAACTTCAAGCATCTACAGTGATATCAGACGATTCGGATCAAAATCCAAAGGTTACTCCGTTTATGGAAGTTGAAGCTAAAGGGATATCTGAAGCATTTTTAAATTTTCTAACACATGAAAAATTAAATCTGACTGTTTCTGAACTTAGAGCTTCAGTCTC